GCGAGGCGATCAAGCTGCTCAAGATCTCGACCTGACAGATCTTCTGAGCGGGGCGCGCGCCTTTCCTCCCCCTTGAGGCGCGACCCCGCCTGCGCCCGCGCCGGACGGTTTTCCCTCTTTTCCCGTCCGGCGCGGGTGCCTTCGTCCTATTTTCGAGACAGACATGGAGACCGCCATGAAGCGGGCAATCGTCGCAGCCGCGACCCTTGGGCCGGCCGCGCTGGCCGAACTCAAGGACTGGCTGGGCATCACCATCACCGGCGAGGACGAAACCCTCGCCACCCAGCTGCGGGCCGCGCTGGAAACCTGCGAAGCGTTTACCGGCTCGATGCCGCTCGTGGCGGAATGCGAGGAATCGCTCGCGGTCAGCGGCGAATGGCAGAAACTCGACGTCCGCCCGATCTTGGCGATCACCGCCGTGGAAGGGATCGAAACCGATGGCACCCGGCTGGCCCTGGGGCCTGAAGCCTATGCGCTGGATTTCCGGGCGGATGGCACCGGCTGGGTCCGCACCCTCGATCCGGGGCTTTCCAGCCGCATCGCGGTGCGCTTCACCGCCGGCCTTGCCACCGACTGGAGCGCCCTGCCCGATGGGCTGCGCCACGGGGTCGTGCGGCTTGCCGCCCACCAGTATCGGGCGCGCGAGGCGGGCGACAAGGGCCCGGTTCCGCCCGCCGCCGTGGCCGCGCTGTGGCGCCCGTGGCGCGGGCCGCGCCTGCTGTGAGCGGGCTCGTCGTCACCAGCACCTTCGAGGCGCTGGCCGCCCGCCTGCTGGCCCAGGCCAAGGTTCTGGGCGTGGCGCGCGGCGCGGCAAGGGCGCTCGCCCGTACGGCGCCCCAGCGCGTGTGGCGCCGGGCCGATCTGCTCTGGCCCACCTTCACGAAAGGATAGCCCCCGATGGAAATTGCCCTGCGCGCGGCGCTGGTCGGCTGGCTTGCCAGCGATTCGGCGCTGGCAAGCCAGCTCAATTCGGTGAGCGAGGAGGCTCCCGCGCGGTCCGCCCTGCCGTGGCTTGCCATCGCCACCAGCGCCAGCACCGACTGGAGCGTGAAGGAGCGTCCCGGCCGCGAGGTGCGGGTGGCGCTGGAACTGCATTGCCGTGGCGACCGGCCCGACGCGGCCGCCACGCTGGTGGCCGCGCTGGAGGCCCGGATCGCGGCCCTTCCGCGCGAACAGGACGGCTTCGCGGTTGTCACCGCGCAATTCCTGCGGGCGCGGACCGAGCAACGGGCCGGCAACGTCCGTTCGATCCTGTTCGAATACCGCTTCCGCCTTCTGGCCGGCTGATCCGGCCCGAGCCCTATCCCTTTCCCAAGACGGAGAACCGCCATGAGCGCGCAGAAAGGTGCTGCCTTCCTCCTCAAGATTTCCGATGGCGCGGCCACGCCCGCCTACCAGACCGTGGCCGGCCTGCGCACCACCCAGATGTCGATCACCGGCGACACGGTGGTCGTGACCAACAAGGACAGCGGTGGCTGGCGCGAGCTGCTGTCGGGCGCTGGTGTGCGCCACGTTTCGGTAAGCGCCGCGGGGATATTCCTTGGCAGCGCGGCCGAGCTGCAATTGCGCGGCCATGCCCTTGCCGGAACCATCACGGACTATGAGCTCAGCTTCGAGGACGGCGCGAGGATGCGCGGCCAGTTCCTGATCCAGCGGCTCGACTATGCCGGCGATTTCAACGGCGAACGCAACTACACTCTGGCCCTGGAAAGCTCGGGCGCGGTGGTCCCGGCGTGAGCGGGGCGCCAACCGCCGCGCTGGCCAACCCGGAACGCGGCGAGGCCGTGCTGGTGGTGGAGGGCGTGCCACGCCTGCTGCGGCCCACCTTTTCGGCGCTGGTCGGGGCCGAGGAGGAACTGGGGCCGCTGTTCGCCCTCGTCGAGCGGGCGGGGGCCGGGCAGTTGCGGCTGGGCGAGATGACCGCGCTGTTCTGGCATTGCCTGGCCGACCGCGACCGGATCGGACGCGAGGCGGTGGGCGAGGCGGTGATGGCGCTGGGCCTTGCCGCCGCCGCCAGGCCGCTGCGCGTGCTGCTGGCGCAGATCCTCACGGGCGCGCCATGACCACGCGCTTCGCCGTGGCGGCCGGCCGGCTGGCGGGCCTTTCCGGCCGGGCGCTGGGCTGGCGCCCTCACGAGTTCTGGGCCGCGACCCCGGCTGAATTGGCCGCGATCCTTGCGGCCGTACCCGGATGCGAGGCGGGGAACAGCCTGACCCGCGCCGATCTTGCCCGCCTGATGGAGCACGAGAATGACTGACACAGTCGACACCCTGCTGGTCGATGTCCGCGCCAGCACGCAGGGGTTTGCCCAGGATATCGCGACGATGCGGGGCTCTTTCGACGGCACGCTGGTCGAGGGCTTCGCCCGTGCCGGCGACGTGCTGGAACGCGGCCTTGTCGGCGCGGTGCGGCGCGGCAGCCTTGGCTTCGAGGATTTGCGGCGCACCGCGCTTAGCGTGATCGATTCGATCGCGGCCCAGGCCATCAAGGGCGCCCTTGGCGGATCGGCCGGTGGCGGTGGATTGGGCGGCGGCCTGCTGACCCTGGGCACCAGCCTGCTTGGTGCCGTGCTTGGCCTGCCGGGCCGCGCCACCGGCGGCCCAGTCTCGCCCGGGCGCGGCTATGTGGTGGGCGAGCGGGGGCCGGAACTGTTCGTGCCGACCAGCGCCGGACGGGTCGAGCCCGCGCCCTCCGGCGGCGGGCAGCGCGACGTGCGGGTGGCGATCACGATCAACGGCGGCGGCAACGGCGGTGGCCCGCAGGCGCTCCAGCGTTCCAGCCGGCAGGTGGCGAGCGCGGTGCGCCGGGCCATGCGCGAATTCTGAGGATTAGAGCGATGGCCCTCTGGCTGACTTCCGCCCGCGACGGGCAACACACCGACTGGATCCAGCGCTTCGACCCGCGCTTCTGGACGGTCAACTTCCCCCGGCCGATGATGGCCTCGGTCGTCACCACCGCGCCCGATGCGCTGCGGGTCGATGTGCGCTTCCAGCGCAAGGGCGATCTTGCCGGACTGATCTGGGACAGCGTCGATCGTTTCGACCATCCTCTGCTCGCCTATTGCACGGACCGCGATTATGCGCGCACCACGCTGTCCTTTCGCTGGCGGTCGGGCGGGGTGATCGCGCTCGACGCGGTCAACAGCCCCACCCTGACGATCGAGGGGCGCGATGCCACGGGCGCTGCCCGAACCTGGTATGTGCGGCTGTGGAACTATGCGATCTCGGGCACGCCGACCGATGCCCGGATCGAACTGAATTTTTCGGACCTGGCCGGCGGCTTCCTGCTGCCGGCCGAGGCTGACCCGGTCTGGCCGGGCGCCATCGACCGGATGTTCGTTTCGCTGGTGGCACCCGGCTTTGTGCCGGGCAGTGCGGACGCTTTCGCCACGCCGCCCGAGGGGTGGGCTGAAGTCAGCGATATTCGCTGCGCGGGCGAACGCTGCATGCTGGAGATCGGCGATGCCATCGTGCCGCCGCATGGGATCGCCTGCGCCACCGCCTATGACGACTGCTGCAATCAGACCCCTGCGCGGTTGATGCGCAATGTCGACCAGCTCGGCTATCGGGGCAGCCTGCTGCACTATGTGGGCATGAGCCACTTATTCCGGTTGGTGCCGGCCGATGGCGGCTTCGTGGTCGAGGAGGGTTCGGCGCCGATCTGCACCCCGGCGCGCACCTGGCACGCGAACTTCCTGGCCGAAGCCAAGGCGCGCGATCTGTCTGCGATCTTTTCGCTGTCCTACGAAGTGTTGGCGCAGCATTGCCCCGCCGACTGGCAGCAGCGTGCCGCCGATGGCACCCCGGCGCGGACCGGTTGGTCGCCGCCATCGGCGCTGCTTTCTCCCGCCAACGATGAGGCGATGGCGTGGTTGCAGGGCGCGGCGGCCGATTTTGCCGGGTTGATGGACGAGGCTGGCGTGCCGGTGCGCTTCCAGGTGGGGGAGCCGTGGTGGTGGATCGACGCCAGCCGGAGGATCCACCTCTACGACGATGCCGCAAAGGCGGCCTTTGGCGGCAATCCGCCCGCGATCCCGGATCTTGGCGCG